GGTGTCAGGAATTTCGTTCCTTCCTTACTCAGATCACACGTACCAACAAGCCCCTTATGAACCTGTGGACAAGGCTACCCTCAAGTCACTCAAGAAGGACTTCCCTACTGAAATCAACTGGGATATCAATGAGGAGTCTGATATGACTGAAGGTAGCCAGCAGTTAGCTTGCACAGGTAACAACTGTGAAATCTAAGACATAAAGAAGATAGAGTAACCTCTGTCGTTACCACCTACGTCCTCTGGCTTATCTTTAGGGTCATGGGACGTAGGTATTCCTTCCTTCTGCATCTTCTTAATGCGGTCCTTAGACTTCTGACACATAGTGTGGTAGTCCAAAGATGTGTAGCTTACTGTGTGCTTATCGTCGTTCTTCACGGTTTCCTCCGGTTAACATACCTGCGCCTAATGTAGTAGCACCTGCGTTTACCTTTCTCTCTTGAGTTAGCATTCTCTCAGACGGTTTAGCTTCTGCTATGTTTCTCAGGCTTTCTCTAACGTCTACTTTTTTCTTAGGTTGTGCAGACTTTATCTTTTCTTTGTTTTTCTTAATGTCAAAGTGCATTGGGGGTGTTACTGATAAAGACCTGTTAGGCAGTCCACCAGATACCACAGTACCCACAACTGGCGTCTTCTCTAAAAAATTATGCTCATCTGATATTACAGCCATTACTCTACCATTTGGATTTACTTTAGCAATATAGTTTACACCGCCCTCTGTAACAGCGTTTCCTACAAAAGACCCTGTAATCCAAAGTCCGTTTTCTTGAGCGTCTTCCAAAGTTTTAGATTTTGGATGTAAACGTATTTTACTGTTATCTAGATTTTTAATAAAAGCGTGAAGCTGCGGGACAGTGGCATTTTTACCATTTTTAAATAAAGGTCGCAGTGAAGTTAAAACAGTACTCTTTGTTGCAAAGTCTGCGTGGTGCGCTCCAGTTACTTGATCCCCAGCACCAGCGTTTTTAATTCTAATATGAGAACCGGGAGAATTTCCAATAGACGTACCATCCGCATCTCTCCAGACTGTTCTAACGTGTTCGTCAATAAGTTTCAAATCTTTATCTGCTACACCAACATTTCTTCCAGATTCGTACTTACCCTTCAAGTCGTTCTTTTTAATTAATCTAGTGTACGAACCTTGCTGTATTGGAACAGCCTCTGTTAAATAACTTCTCTCTTCTATATTTTTAACGTCAGGAGACACCGGACCTCTGCGGCCTGCTTGATCTGGAATAAGAATGTCAGATGCCTGAACCTGTGCAACAGCTTTTCCTATGTCCCGTGAGCCGCCTTTTTCAAGAGCTTCTTTAGCCGCTTCTTGGCTGGTTCTGTTAATTCCTGTTTCTCTATACAAGGCTCTAGAACTAGGGTTTAAAACCTGCTCTACTCCGCGAACAGCAGAGTTTCCCATCCAATTGACAAAAGACCCTACTTTTTCTCTGGCGTCAGCTACCTGCTGGGGACTTTCAAACCTAGGAACCCTAGAGGCAATCATTTCGTCAACTAGCGTGGGCTGTGCCGTGTTAGACGGACCGTAAAAGTTGGGGATGTAATTAGGCGCTGAAGACAGTGCATTCCCGCGACCGCTGTTTGCTCCTGCCAACCGTTTTGCCCCACGTATACCGCTAGTCACAAGTCCCGCACCCAATAGGTTTGAAGGAGCTAAAGCCATATCCAAACCAGCGTTTACTAACTCTTTAGGTATGCGCTGATTAGGCATTTCTTCTTGAGGGTTGCTCATGTTCATACCAAGTACGCTTGCCCTAGGTATAACAACGTCCTCTTTGGTAAACTCTTCTGGGCTGTCACCCAACGCAGAACGTACAGGACGTAGCTCTGCTTCAGACACAGCATCAACAGCGTCACCTATAGCACCAAACCCAGACTGATATGCCTGCGATTCAGCCTCAAGTGACCTAGCAAAGTTATTAGAAAGTTTCTCTAACCACTTCATTCAGTTTCTTCCTGCTCTAGCTCAGACTCAATCTGCTTGAACACAGCGTTTAGATACGTATAAATCTCTTTGCTGTCCCGTTGTAGCATACTACGCTCCACAGGGTCTTTTGTGGACTGTATTGCTTTCTTAATTTCGCCAAACATATCACGCTTGAGATAAGCAGCTTTAGCTCTTATTTTTGCTGGTCCGGGCCTCTTTAGTTGGTTTTTAATGTAAGCATACGGACCTACTATTGCTGTGCCACCTAAGACGTAGATGGCGTTGCTTGCTACACCTAGCGCCGTACTACCAGCGTACTTCTGAAGACCTAATGAACTAATAAATCGACCAAAGCGTGTCTTAGCTTCTGTAGCTGCCTTAGCGTTCAAAGCACCTAGAGAAGGTATAACCTTAGACATTTTAGAGAATAAAGTTTCTGCTGAAGGTACTACATCAAATACGGTTTGGTTTACGGCCCTGCGAACAGCCATCGCCGCTAAGTTTCTAGTAGTTAGAGAATCACCAGATAAATCGTAACCCATCCTATTTGCTCTATCGTCAAACATAGATCGCGTGACACGTAACCCTTGAAGTGTTCCTCCCTGCTCATCCAAAATTGCCAGAGCTTCTTTGTACAAAAGAGCTGTCTCCTGCTTTGCTTGTTTTGAAGACATAAGTTTTGGGTTAGTTGCTACCATTTCGTCAAACTGAGCTTTCATATTGGCCCTTAAATTATCGTCTAACTCAGCCCAGTTAACTTTTCTTTCGTTCTTTGCTAACATTTTCATTAAGTTAGTTTCTAAAGTATCATAGTACTGCTGAAATGCGTTGTGGTTTGCCTGTAGAGTTTTGTTGCCAGAGACTCCTGCGGACTTAGCTATGTCTATAAGCTCTAACTGTTCAGCAGACGCTAGTTGTTCTTGAGTACCTAATAATCCTTTAGGATCTTCAGTTAGCTTTACCTGCTCAGGGGTTTTCTTGTTGCCCTCAAACAAAACTTTGTATACGTCTGCGTCACCTCCAGCTAGAGGCTTAACTTCGTTACGCATACCTATACGCTCTAGCTTCATAGGTTTTACTTTCTGTTTAACGAGTGGCCCTGCACCTTTAGTAAAGCCTAAGTCCATGATAGCGACAAGGTTGGCGGCTTCATTAGGATAGTTTTTCTCAAACTCTTTCCACGCATCCATGCCTTGACCAGCAGCATTCCAAGCCATCTGCCCACCCTTGGTTTGCATCAATGCCTGAAACTGCTCTGCGGCCCCTTCCTTGAGTCCTTCAGGGAGCATAGCCACGCCTTTTTCTGCACCAAACATAACCATCTCAGACGCAGAGTCAAAGGCCATTCTGAGGGGTGTAGTGACTGTCTGCAAAAGAACAGACGGTAGGTTTGTGGACTGCCTGTACTGCTCCTCAAGTACCGCAGGATCACTCATGGCTGCTGAGATACTAGCCGCTGTAGGTTGGCTCTGTCTCAACCTCTGCATAGTCTGGGCTTGTCGTTCGACTCCTCTTTGGTAAGGCTCAGAGAAAAACCTGTTCCACAGGGACGATTCCTCTGTCTCTACGTCAGAGTTATCTAAGTCTACTGCGTCACTCTCAAATGCCCTAGAAAACGCTGATTCGTCATCAATCACCATTTCTTTCTTCTGCTCTTCAGACACCAGAGGTTCGCCTTCAGCAGGTACGACAAAGGCTCTGTCAAATGCTTCCATATCTTCTGCAAGAGACATTACGTTAAGCTCCTATCTTGACAAATTTACCGTCTACAAGTTTGTATTTAGTCCCATTTGGTCCGTCAGGGGCGTAAAAGACCATCTTTGTCTCAGGGTCTTGGTGATAGCCTACAGCTTTGTACTCAGGCTTACTCCATTCAATGGCGTCAGCAGGAGCAATACCAGAGGCCAGCCTCTGCACATTCAGCAGGTGCTTTTTAATCGCTGCTAGAGCCTTGTCTTGTGCCTCGCCTGACATACCTGTATAGATAGCATCAATAGTAGACTGTAGCGACATAAATTCAATGTTAGAAATTTGTCCCAAGCCAGTACCTGATGCTCCTGACTCAGCCGCTAGACGCTTCATCTCGTTGATCTGATCAAAGCCAAGTCTAGCCCTGATAGATAGTAGTTCTTTTTCTCTGTCGTATGCAGGAGTTCCGGGAACCATTGAGGACACCCCGCCTATAAAACCTGTCTCAGTAAATCCGGGGTCCATCAAATCATCAATGTCTTGGATGAAGTTGGTGGTTTGCGCGATTAGGTTCAAAGCGGCATCACGGTCACCCTGTCCTTTTCCGGGTGGGTCCAACGTACCAATCAATGTTCCATCATTAGCGTTTAATATACTTACTGAACCATCTTTACGCTCTACTGTTTTTATTCCTTTGTCAGTCGGCTTCTCAGGCTTAAACCCACGTTCAGCAATAGTCTCTCCTGTCATTGGGTCTACTAAAGCAGAGCCAGCAGGTAGGGTAACTGGTTCAACTTTACCGGAAGTAGCCCTGCTTTTCAAGTACTCCGCAGGATCAAGAGCGCCAAGACCAATAGCTTGAAGTGACGCTGTATCGCCATCCTTTTGAGCAAGCTGAATAGCCTGTTTTGTAAGAAGGCCTTTTCGTCTTTGTTCAGCAAGAGCCGTTGCTTGCTCTTCCATTTGTTGACCGCTTGCTACCAGCCTTGCTGTTTGCTGCTGTTTTTCTTCTTGCTCTCTCTCTCGCCGTCGAGTCAACATACCGCCTATTCCAGAACTTAAACCAGCACCGAGATTAGCAATGCCACCGCCCATAAGTTGACCAGTAGTCGCTCCAGATTGAGCTAAAATTGAACCTATATTAGTAGCCATTTTATTTATCCTGTTGTCTTAGGTGATTGTTGTCTTAGGTTAAAAGATTTTATCAAAAATTGAAGAGCCTAATTGACCACCAAGTAACCCGCCTAGACCAGAGCCTAGACCACCATAGATACCACCGTACATATTAGCCAGCGCGGCCCTTTGACCAACAAGTCCAGAAATATTAGCCATCTGCGCTTCTAAACCAAGCTCACCTTGTTGTCTACGTGCTACGTCTGCCAAAGACGCTACGTTGAGTGCTGGAGAGAACGCTGACAGCATAGCCGCCTGTGGTACGTAAGCACCCTGAAGTGCACCTAATCCCATCTGTTGCTGACCAGACTCAAGTGCCTGCTGTTGTGCCGTAAGACCAGAGCCTAAAGTAGTAAACTGTGCCCCAAGAGCCGCTTGTTGTTGTTGCTCTGCTTGTGCTTGTTGTATAGCCATCAAGGATGCTTGGTTCTGAGCTTCTGCTTGTGCTTTAGACATTGCAAACTGCTCTGGTGTACCACCAAACATAGATGTCTGTACACCCATACGACCTTGATTAAACAAACGCTCTTCTAAGGCAAGCCTCTGTCTTTCTTCTTCACCAAGCTGTGTAGCCCTAATGCGGTCATACACCTCTTGTTCTCTGTCGGCCATAGGCAGTCCGTAGTTACCGGCTTGGGCTGTAAACTGTTGACCAACGCCCAGCGCCTGTTCTCGCGCACTGCCTAATTCCATGTAGTTTGCTGGAGTATTAGCAAATCTAGACAGGGCACTAGCCTCTAGCTCGTCTTGTAAAGCTTGACCAGTAGGATTTAGAGCAAACTGAGTGCCGCTTGCTGACGCAGTAACCCCACCTGTTGGCCCCGACACGGTAAACGGCCTAAATGAAACATTAGGAGCCGACGCTTGTGGAATAGGCTGAGTATAGAGACTCTCAATGTTACTAGGAACAAAGGCCTCTACAATATCGCTTAAAAACCCCATTAGTAACTACTCCTATTTTTATCATAATTCATCATATCGTTTTACCTAATAGTGCTAATACGTTCATTTCCTGTATAGACAAAGCAAAGCCGTTAATGTCTGTCTCAAGGCCCACGTTAATTACAGATCCATACCCTGTTGTGTTTAGTGAGTTCCTGCTTATAGTAATTCCTTCAGCAGAAAAGTCAGCGTCAGTATATTCAGACTGACCGTAAAAACCGGGAATATCACTGCTTGTCCTAAAAGTACTAGAACTGGTATCTGTTGAAAAGTCATAAGACCACTTTAGGAAAATATCTGAGTTGTTTCCTCCAAGCAAAGTAGGTCTAATCTTTTTTAACATCTTAATCTTTGCTGGATCACCAAACGTAAGGCCCGGACTAAAGTACCTAAAGCGGTAAGACTTTCCGTTGTCTCTGTAGTTGTCATACTTACCTAAGCCATCTACACACCCTATGTATATATCACCGTTCCTATCTCTTTGGAACGACTTAAAGTCAACACTGGGCCAACGAGTAACTCTGTACGCTCCGTTCTCTAGCGTTGCTCTTATGTCAAAGCAGTACACTAAATTAAGATCAGCAAAACACAAAAGATAAAAGTAGTTCTCAGGGCTGTACACAGTGCTAACAGGTTTAGTAGTAGCCAATGTATTAGCAATTAACTCTTGCTTTATGTTTCTGCTCAAGTCAGTAATAGGTAGAGACTTTTCTTGTATAGTTCTACCTAGTCCTCTTAGACCTGTAGGAGTTAAAAACAAAAGGTCTGTTCCTATGTCTTGTATGCTGTTTCTGTCTACACAACCTACACCAGCAATGGTGTCATGGATAGCCATAGATGCAGGACTGTCTGCCCCACTGTAAACAATTATATTATTCTCACCAAAGACAATAAGAAAGTTATTGTGTGCGGCAAGAGCTACAACTTTATCAAACCCATTAGGCCATGCCTTAGCTACATCTATAGATCCGCTAGAGCCACTACTAAAGTTGTGTCCTACTAACAAGTCAGACCAA